TTGATGAAATACTATCTTTCGTTCAAGAATACAATCAACCAGCAACCAAAGAAGTTCTTTGTATTGAGGTGGAGAAAAGAACAGACATTAATGATTCTTCTTTTAAAGAAATCATTCATTTGATTTCTTCTTTAGAGGACGTTCCTGCTGAGTTTAATTGGTTAATCGATACTACCGAAAAGTGGTGTCGTGATCGTGCCATTTACTTGGCACTTATGGAGTCGATTCATATTGCTGATGGTAAAGATGAAAAGAAGAATCGTGATAGTATCCCTTCTATTCTTTCTGATGCTCTTGCTGTAAGTTTCGATACGCATATCGGACATGATTATTTGCAAGATTATGAACAAAGATATGAAGCATACCACAAAAAGGAGGATAAAATTGAATTTGATCTTGAATACTTTAATAAAATCACGAAAGGTGGTCTCCCTAACAAAACTCTTAACATCGCTCTTGCTGGTACGGGTGTCGGGAAATCTCTATTCATGTGCCATGTGGCTAGCTCCGTCTTGCTCCAAGGACGGAACGTTTTGTACATTACGTTGGAAATGGCAGAAGAACGCATTGCTGAAAGAATTGACGCAAACCTCTTGAATGTTAATATCCAAGACATTGCCGATCTTCCTAAGCAAATGTTTGAGAATAAGGTTACAAGTCTTGCAAAGAAAACTCAAGGTACTCTTATAATTAAAGAATACCCAACTGCCTCCGCACATGCTGGACATTTCAAGTCGCTTCTTAATGAACTTGCACTTAAGAAGTCATTTAGACCTGATATTATTTTCATTGATTACCTTAATATTTGTTCTTCCAGCAGGTATCGCGGAAATAGCAACATCAATTCTTATACATTTGTCAAGGCAATTGCTGAAGAATTGCGAGGACTTGCAGTTGAATTCAACGTACCAATCGTATCTGCTACTCAAACCACTCGTAGCGGTTATGGTAGTAGCGATGTTGAACTTACTGATACTTCTGAGTCCTTTGGTCTCCCTGCTACTGCTGATCTTATGTTTGCCCTTATTAGCACTGAAGAGTTGGAAGAGTTGGGACAGATTCTTGTAAAACAACTCAAGAATCGTTATAATGACCCTACAATTTACAAACGTTTTGTGATTGGTATTGATAGGGCAAAAATGCGTCTATATGATTGTGAACAATCTGCTCAAAATGACATTATAGATTCTAAGAATTATGGTGACGAAGATTATAGGGAAAATTCCGAGACAAAAAAATATAAAAAACAATTTGACGGATTTAAGTTTGAATGAATAATTTTGATATTATTATTGATGAAAATTTTATTGGTCCTTCCAATCAAGAAGAACTTGATAATATTATTAGTAATGAAAATTTTCCTTGGTATATAAATCAATCTTCAGCATTAGAAAAATATCCATTTTTGGGACATACTCTAATTCCTAGGTATAATCCAAAAACAGAAGATCCAAGTATAAATTCAAACTACTTTTATCCATTTTATGCAATTTTTCTTCAATTTTGCAATAAGCATAATTTAAAAGTAGATCAAATTTATAGATCGTCAATAAATTTAACAACAAATCATGATCTTTCTGTAATGGGAGATCCTCATGTTGATCATGAATATGAACACATGAACTTAATAATGTATCTTAATGATATACCTCAAGTATCAAAATACAATGGATCTACAATTATATTTGATCAGCAGTATGACGGTGAAAAAACTGCATATGAAATCTCTGAAAGGTTCACGATAAAACATGAAATATCCGCACAAAAAGGAAAAATAATTTGTTTCAATGGGAAGTACTATCACACAATAAAATGGCCACCTCCTGGAATCATGAGGTTTACCTGTATTTTTACCTTTTCCATACATTGACAATTGACTTAAATCCTCCTATACTAAAATGGGGATTACAAAAATGATTCACTTTTATTAAAATAGAAAATCTACTATGACAGAAAATAAAGTTATTGATACAAACAAATATATTGAATTTGTCCGCCAAACCACAAGTGCCGCAAGTACTAACTATGCAGATCTTCTTGCTCGTTTTACTGAACTTGAAGTCGAAAATGATGTAGATGTTCCTCGTCTTTTGACCGCTGCTCTTGGTATTAGTGCCGAAGCTGGTGAATTTACTGAAGTTGTGAAAAAAGTGTTCCTTCAAGGTAAACCATATAACCAGGAAGCAACATTTCATCTTAAGCGAGAACTTGGTGATATTTGTTGGTATCTGTCTCAGGCATTTATGGCGCTTGATACTAATTTTGAAGAAATTCTTCTCAAGTCTTATTTGATGCTCAGAAAGGATATACTTATGATGAAGTTAGTATTCCCCCTCGTGTTGCTGATATTCGATCTGTAATCGTGCAACTTGACAAGGAGATTGAAAAGCACACTCTTTGATTAAACCATGCTTGAAGTCTTTTTGACTATTTTTATAAATAACTAAAAAAGTATTTGTAAAAAATGGATCCTAAAGAACTACTCGGATTGATCGAAGCATATTCAGAAGTGTATGCTTCCCAAGAAGATATTGATGAAGCAACAGCAATGGCGAAGCGTGGTTATGATGAGACTGCAATTCGTAACAAGATTGCTAAGTCAACTGGTGGTGGTGAGGCTGCTGATAGAGCATCTGCACTTGAAAAGAAATCAACATTCGGTGATGCTAAGAAAGCAAAGGCAAGACAAGACCTTGCTAGAAAGCAAAGAGGTGATTTCCGTAAGACAACTTCATCATCTCCTGGTCTTCATGGATATGCACATAAGTCAAACGATCCTGCAGTAAAAGAAAAGCAAGCAGCAAGAGGAGCGCAAAGAGGTGCTCTGACTCCTGCTGAGAAAAAGCAACTTAATAGAGAAGAGTTTGATATCTTTGAGACAGTTCTTGAGTTTCTTTATGTTGAAGGATATGCAGAAACTCTAGAAGAAGCAGAGTGGATGATGGCTAACCTGATTGATGAAGAAGCAATTAATATTATTCTTGGTGAAGAGTTTGAACTTGATGAAGCAGAGGGTTCATATGGTGCAACACCAAAGGCATATAGTGCAGCAAAACAAACTAAAATGTCTGCAAAGAGAAAGCCTTTCCTCAAGAAGATGCTAAGAAGAACTAATCCTGCAAATAGAACTTCTTCTTATGATTCTCCAAGAAAGGGACTAACTTCTGATGATAGAGAAAGAGCAAGAGCAGGTTCTGCTCATGGTGTAGGTACTCGTCAAGATCACGATTATCCTTCACAGGGTCCTGGTGGCGTAACCAAGAGTGCTAAGAAACTCCGTAAGCAAAAAGCAATGGGCGAATTTGCTAAGGAAGAATTTGAACTTTGGGTAAATGAACTTGTGGATGAGGGATATGATCTTTCCGATTATACTTGGGATGAAATGCTTGATATCTATTTAGATGAAGCAGAAGGTTCTTATGGCCAAACCCCCAAAGCAAAAGAAGCAATGGGTAAATTGGCTAATGATAGAAGAAACAAACCTGCAAGTGAGTATTCACAAAAGGGTGAAAAAACTAGAAAAGTAAAGGCAGCAGAAAAGCAAACGAAAAGACAGGATATGCTTTCTAGAGGTCTTTCTGGAGGCAAGAAATCTTCTAGACCTTTTAGTACTAGAGGTAAGATGGACGCCGATGAGAGAACAGAAAGAAGGTCTGAGCGTGCTTTTGATTTAGAAACCAAATATGGAGAGGGTTCAGTAACCAAGAATCCTAAGAAACTTCGTAAGCAAAAGGCAATGGGTGAGATTGCTAAGGAATCATTTGAGGCATGGCTTGATGAAGCAATGACAAATTATGAGAAGAATCGTAAGAGAGCAGCACAAAGAGCAGCAGCAAGAAATGAGGCAAGAGCACAAGGTAAGACTGGTGCTGTTCCTGGTGTAGGTTATGTCACTCCAAGAAAAGAAAGGGAAACCTGGACTGATGAGAGTGGTAAAACTAGACATGCTAAGGGTCTCTGATAAATAAATCAGAAGGTTGTTTTAACCCCCTTGACTTTTTAGTTAAGGGGGTTTATAATATCTGAACTTGGGGAATTAGCTCATTTGGTAGAGCACCGCTTTTGCACGGCGGGGGTGAGGGGTTCGAGTCCCCTATTCTCCATTTCTAAATACTTGAAAAAGTAATAATAAATGTCTGCCGCAGAAATAATTATTAAAAATTCCTCCCAAGTCTTTGGTGACCTTGGGAATTTTTTCTCATCAATATCTGTTAGGGGAGGGGATAGGGAAATTGATGACTGGAATGATAATTCCAAAGACATGCTTTTCGCAAAAAGTCAGACTACTGTAATTCTTAGACCAAGAATTAGATCTAAAAAAGAAAGAGACTGGTTGAGAGGTAAATTTAAATCTCATATAGAAAATAGGCAATCTGAATTAGAAGAAAAAATTATAGAATTGATACCACCAAAAGTTGCATATACATTTTCATATACTGAAGAAGTTGTTGCTGGGACAGGAATTAAATCTTACATTATAAAGGCAACAGAAGAAGGAAAGAATAGAGCAGCAATAACAATTCTTCTTCAATCAAAGGGAATGTCAAATGGATCTGGTGGATCTAGAGAAGATCCTCACGAATTGATGACGGCTATTTTGATAAGAGAAAAGATAAATGTTGACTATACTACAATTAATACTAAAAAAAATGCCGTAGAAGAATACACTGAAATAGTAAACAATTTATATAAATCTGCAAACAAAATAGTAGGTGCTGCAGGATTGAATGGTTTTTATACTGATTCTGATAAAACTGAACCAGATTTAGTTAATCTTGCAAAGGCTGTATCAGTTTCAAACTATGTCATAGAACAAATTGGAAATGCTGAAGTCAAAGAGGTCTGGCAAACAGGAACTAAATGGGCTCAAGAAATTAAAAAATTCAGTGTTGGACCAAAAACAATTCAAAACTATAATTCTTCTGATATTATAGTTAAATTTCAAACTAAAGGAAAAAATGAAGCGACTCATTATTGGGGATTGAGTTTGAAAAAAAGAGGTATTGGTGAACCAGAACCAACTCTATTGAATAAACCAGCTTATGGCGCTAAAGGATTTCTGACAAAAAGTATTCCACAATCCGAACATAAAAAAATAGAAGATGCCAAATTAAATTTTTTTAGAGGTGCTTTGAAAGTTAAAGTTGGCAATACTTCATATAAAGGAAAAGATATTGTTAAGATGCCAATAAAAGAAGTTTTGAAAGCATGTAATACTGAATTTACGGATCAAAAAGAAAAGAGTGAAATGTTAAGGGGTCAAGGAAAATATATATCTAACCCTAACATTTATTTTGAAGAAATGGATAGAGTCTTTATTAAAAACTTTGACAATAATAAAGAATTCTTCGCAGATTTTTTAGATACTATTTTTAAAATAAACCTAGACACATATCTATCAGATACTGCATTTCATTTCAGTCTAATAACTGGTGAAGGCGATTACAAAAATGGAAAAATATTTGAAGTTAAACCGCCATTAGAAAAAGAAGGAAGACTCACATCAGAAATTTTTAGAAAGATTTTTTCTGATCCAGATGCAACCGAATATAGAATTGTAAAGCAAACTGATAAATTTCATGCATTTGAACCTGCTGCAACTGCTGCTAAATTATTCTATGAAATGTTGATAGGGAAACCGGGATCTCCCATAAGTGTTGTTATGCTTGAAGTTAGATATAAGGGAGCACTTACTGGAGAACCTCAATTTCAAGTTTTTATGTCAGTTAAGCAGAATAGTTTTGCAAATCTTTATAAAAAAGAAGCAGCGAAAAAAACTTTTGGACCAGATCGCTGGAAATAATAAATATAATTATATCAACATAAAATATGAAAAGTTTTTCACGATTTTTATCTGAAGCAAGTAAATCTCTTGCTGTTATGCAAGCGACTCGTCTTGGATTAACCGGAGATGGTCATGGTGGTTGGTATGATAAAAATGGAGAATTTGTCGCTAAGACTGAGGGTGGTAAATTAAAATTTTATAATAAAGACCAGAGAATAGGGCAAAAAGACGGACCTCAGATAAGAACTCAAGCAAATCAACAAGTTGCAGCAACACAAGTACAGCAACCACAAGAAGTACCAACAGAGGAACCTCCAAAGAAAGATAAGGGAGTTTTAACTATAGCATTTGGTCGTTTTAATCCTCCTACTATTGGGCACGAAAAACTTTTAGACGCAGTAGAAAAAGTAGCCGATAAAGGGGAATACAAAATTTACCCATCTAGATCTAATGACGCCAAAAAGAATCCATTGGATCCGGATACTAAAATTTCAATCATGCGTAAAATGTATCCAAAGCATGGAGAAAGAATTGTTAATGATTCAAATTCAAAAACTATATTTGATGTGCTAAAGCAAGCTCATGCTGATGGATATTCTTCAGTTAATATTGTTGTTGGATCTGATCGTCAAGCAGAATTTGATAAATTAGCAAATCAATATAATGGAAAGTTGTATGATTTTGGTGAGATAAATGTTGTTTCTGCTGGAGCTAGAGATCCTGATGCTGAAGGCGTAGAGGGAATGTCTGCATCTAAACTTAGAAAGGCAGCAGCAGAGGGTGATTTTGCAACATTTAGATCTGGAGTTCCAAAAACTTTTGATGATAAAGACGCCAAGCAACTTTACAATACACTTAGAAAATCTATGAAGATTTCTGAAGGTTGGAGACTTTGGCAAATTGCTCCTAAGTTTGATTGGACAACTCTAAGAGAAAATTATATATCCAACAACATTTTTAATGTTGGTCAGTTTGTAGAAAATTTAAATACCGGTCTTGTTGGTAGAATAATTAGAAGAGGAACTAATTACCTTATATGTGTAACTGAAGATAATGTTATGTTTAAGTCGTGGATTAAGGATGTGATGGAATATTCTGAAAAGAATGTTGATAGAATTTATAGAGAACCAGGAAAACCAAATACTCTTATTGGAACTGGTGGGTATTTAAAATATGCCTCAAAACAAGCAAAGGGATCTTCTTTGGGAAAACAAAATTTGCAATCAGGAGGCAGAGCGTTTCTTGATTTCATAAATACTAATAAAGTAAAAAAGTAAAATTGTAAAATGTCTTTAAATCCTCTTAACGACATCTCTCTAGTATATGCGACTGAGGTGTTAAAACCACAACTAGGAAAAAATAATTCGTCTTCTGCTCCTAAGGTAGAAAAGGGAAAGGACGATGAAGAATCCTCTGCCAAAAGAGTAAGGCAGGCTGTGTATGATATTCGATATAGAGCTAGAAGAGAAGGTCTAAAGGTAGATCAAGCATATACTCAGTATATGGGAAATACTAGTATGCCTGGACCAGAAAAGAATGCAGTTAAAGAAAAACTTGGAATTTCTTCTTCAGGCGCTGTTTCAGTTAAAGAAGAGTCTGGCGACCAAAAATTTAAAGTTAGGGTAACTGACAAGAGTAGTGGAAAAACATATGTTAGATATGCAACAAGAGAGAAAATTAATCAGTTGAGATCTAATCCAAATATTTCTTCTGTGGAAATGACTCAGTATGGGAAACCATATGAGGGTGAATCTGAGAGAGGAGAATATACAAAGAAAACAAAATCTGGCAAAGGACTTGATCCTGTTGGTAAAGAAGATAAGGACATTGACAATGATGGTGATCATGATAAGACCGATAAGTATCTTTTAAACCGCAGAAAAGTTCGTGGTGCAGCAATTAGTAAAAAATCTTCAGTAAAAGAAGGTTTCTCTAATTGGAGAATGGATTTGATTGAAGTACTAGAAAAATCTAAAAATACTAGTACAAAGAAAAGTGATGATGTAATGATAAAAGAAAAAGAAGTTTCCAATACTATAAAAATTAATCCAACCTTAAATAGTGAGCAACTCAATTCTTTTGTTGAGGAGAATGGTGGAAATTTGTTAGAATTTAAAGAAATTGAAGAATTGGATGAAAAAACTTTGACTGCCGCAGAAAAAAAGAAAAGAGAAGAGATTGTTAAATCTATGAAGAAAAATCTATCTGGATTTAAATCTCGTTATGGAGGTAGAGCAAAGGATGTAATGTATGCAACTGCAACTGCTAGAGCAAAGGAAGTTGCTGAAGGTGTAACCGATCAAATTTCGCTCAGTCCTCAAGAACTTCAAAAGCAGAGACAAAAAACTCAATTGGATATGCAAATAGCTCAGTTGAGAAAACAATCTTTAGCAAAGAAGAAAAATTCTGAGACGGACCAAAACCCAGTAACAGAAGCAACAGCTGCTGCTAAGAGAGGAGTTGTTTTATCGCAGAACAAGCAAGAAAGATCTGTATCTGCACAGAAGTCTTTTGCTGCTGCCCAAAAGGGTAAAGAAACTAGACTTAAAGCTGGTATCACCGACCTACAACATAAAGCAGAGAAAGAACATAAAAAAAATTATCCTGGTTCTCGTCAAGAACCTAAGGTGAAGGGTGCTAAGGAAACTGAATCAGAAACTCGTAACAGAAGAGCAAAACAACAAGTTTCTAGAGTTATGAAGCATGGACTAACTTCAAAAGAAAAACAAGAAACCAAAGCAAGAGAACCTTATTATTCTGCAAGAGATTGATTGCTAAATAGCCCAGGATACTCTTCTTATGGAGGTAATCATGGGCGCAGTAGTAGCAGTGGTAAAACCACTTCTAATTCAAATTGCAACACATCCAGCAGTTAAAAATCTTGTTCTCGACCTACTTAAAAAGTATGTTGATAGTACAGATAATAGTATTGATAATGTAGTTTATGACCTGGTAAAAGATAAACTCTTTACACCACAAGCATGATTACATGTTTTGTAACTAACTGGGGAGTAACCATAGTCCTAGGTCTTCTGCTAACTGCTTCTGAGTGGTTAGCAAAAACAAAAAGATTTGAAGAAAATGGATTACTCGATTTAATAACTCACTTTTTAAAAGTAGTTTTACGCAAGGGAGACCAAAAGTAACGTCTCCCTTTTTTATAAATATCTTATAGCAAATAACTTTTACGGAAGAAAGAACATGGCACTCTGGGGAAATAATGATGCTAAAGGTTCTGGTGGAACAGTATCTCTTGATTATGCAACCCTTACTGTAACTGGTAGTGGAACAACTTTTGGGCAGGTAGGTGCTGCTGCAACTGGAGATGTGATTAGATTTGGCACTGCTTTTGGTGTTAATTATGGCGATGCTGTAATCGTTGGAATTGCAAGTACAACCGTACTCTCAATCGCATCAACTGCCGGGTTGAGTGGAGATGCGATATCTGGAGTTCAGTTTGAAATCAGCGAATCTCCAAAATTTGCAGTTCTTGATAGTCACTTAAATCAGTCTACTGGATCTTCTACAGAAACAATTACAGTTCTTGTTTCTGCTGCTACAACAAATGCTGGAATTGGAACTAACGTTGTTTTTGTAAACTCTTTGACTGGAGTACTTGCAGGAGACACCTTTACTAGTGGCGCAATCTCTAAAGTTGTAACAACTGTTGGAGCAACTAGCGTTTCTCTTGCTTCCACCATTGCTTCGGGAATTGCAACCGGCGCAACAGTTACTTTCTCTAGAGTAACGGGTGGTCATGAAACTTCTGTTATTGGTATTGAAGACGCTGGAGTAGAAGCTGCTCGCGCAACTAGTTTCAAACTAACTCATGCAGGTTGGGTTGGAGTTACTACATATAGAGATTCTGAAGGTAATATCAGAGTTAAATCTGAGGTTCTTGTTGCTATGTCTGGAATAACAACAGGAAATTCTCCAACATATCCACCATTCTAATAGAATATGATTTTTAATGAACTGAACGAAGAAAATTTTCTTTTATTTGCGATTAAAAATTATGAAAATCCGCAAGCAGTAACAAAAGAAGACTTTGATAGAGACTTAAATCACTTTAAGTACATCAAACGTCTTCTTAAAAGATATAAGAATAGTGGTGAATTAAAAACTCATTTGCTTTTGAATCATTTTATTATTTTATATAATATTTTTGGTGATGCTGCTACTCCTATGTTATTCTATAAAATAGAAAAAGAATTGTGGTCAGTGATGAAAACTTTTATTATTTTTTTAAATAAATTGCCAGAATATCCTAAATGTTTTATTCATGATGTTCAAGTTGATATAAATTGTTTATCCGAACTTCGAAAGGTCTATAATGGAAAACAGTAAATTGGATAAAATTATTGAAGCATTTCGTAACTATAAAAACTTGAAAGAGGAAATGATGGCAGTTGGAAATGGTGGATATACGGGTTCAGGTGATCCAAAAATTAAAGCTGGTTTCGATCCTGTAATGGGATTAACAAGAAGAAAGAAATATGCGTCTTTAGGAGTGGGATCCCGCAAACGCTGGATGAAAAAGAAACCATCGCAGTAAAACAATGTTCGGCCAAGACTCAAAGATTAAAGTTGCTGTTCTTGAAGAAAGAGTAAAGATACACGAAGAAATGGTAGAGCGTGTAGATGCTGCCATTCAAACTTTGAGTGAAACTAATCAAAATATCTGTAAAATGCTTGCTGTTCATGACGAAAGAATCTTCAACTGTGTTAGAAGTGACGAAGACACAAATGAAAAGATTGGAAAATTGGAAGTAAAGGTTGATGAACTTTCAAAATTTAGGTGGATGGTAGCAGGAGTTGTAGCTCTTTCTTTATTATTTTTTCCAGTTGTAACAGATTTTATATCTGTCTCAATAAATTCTTTGACAGAAAAA